GGGGGGGGGATACCCCTATTTCCCCTTCCCCCTACCCCTACACTGCTACAGTATGAAATTATCAAAATTCTAAAGGTTCCCTATAAATTTTATAAATTCTAAAGGTACCCTATTGAATGTTTATTCAATGTACATTGAAAGACTATTCAATGTTCTTTCATTACAGATTGAAAGAAGATTTAATAAAGATTATTTAATATTTATTAAAGAATGTTCTTTATATAAGGAAGAAAGAACTAAGAAAGAAAAGAAATAGAAAGACAGAAAGAAAGAAAGAAAGAACCAAAGAAAGATAGAAAGATAGAAAGACAAAGTAAAGATAAGAATATCTATTCCCACCCTCCACCCTTTATTTTATATTATATATATAGTATATTCAATAGTATTACTAAAGTATTACTAAATACTAAAGGAAAACTAATATGTCTGATTTAAATATTGAAACTTTACAAAAGGTTTTACCTTCTAGACTAAAGGGTGCTGTTACTCCTTCCTTGGTTCAGAGGATAAATAATATTAGTAGTGACCCTGTTCTTAATGAACAGATAAAGAGTAATATTCTTGGATATACAAGTGTACTTCAGAATGGTAAGTTCAAAACAGAAGAATATGTAAATGCTGTTATCTATGTAAGTTATAAACTAATGGGGTATACAAACCTTGATAGTTATATAAAGACATTCCCTCAAAGATACCAGCTACTGGTAAGTAAAGGAACCAGTAGTAAAGATATCGCAGCTTATGTAACTATGTACAATAAGGGTAAGCTAGTAAATAAAATACTAGAGCAGACCTTGGTTCCTACATGGGTACTTAATCAGGATATCTACCAGAAAGCTATCAATACTCAGGCTGAGTTAATGGTAACCGGTAAGTCTGAGAAAGTAAGGGCTATGGCAGCACATAGTTTACTTACTCACCTAGCTAAACCTGAGAAAGCAGGTCCTCTAATAAATATAGACATGACTGCTAATACAGGATTAGATGACCTTAAAGAAACTATCTGTAAGTTAGCAGAGATGCAACAGANTATGATTAAATCAGGTAAAGCATCTACTAAAGAAATAGCAGAACAACAGATTCAAGAGGCAGTTATAGATGAGTAAGGTTAAACAGTCCTTAGATGAGTGGTTAGACTCCGTAGATTATAAAGAATTAGCTAATGGTAAATATGTACCTAGTCAGTTTGCTTTACAGTTTGTAAGCTTTATTAAGTTAGTAAATGGTTCAGTAGGAGAGAGTAATAAGACCCCACCTGTACATCTAAAGATGCTAGATAAACTAGTAGAGAATAGCGACCATGTAGCTAATCTGATATTCCGTGGAGCTGCGAAGACTTCTCTATTTATGGAGTATTTAACACTGTATCTAGCAGTATTCCATGAGTTACCTAACTTTGGTCCAGTAGATGGTATGATCTACATAGCAGACTCTATGGAGAATGGAGCCAAGTCAGCAAGAAAGAATATTGAGTTCAGATATGAGAACTCTGATTTCTTAAAGGCTAATCTATTAGATGCTAAGTTTACCGATACATATTTAGAGTTCACTAATACCAAAGGTCAGAAGATGGGAGTAAAACTCTTTGGTGCTACTACTGGTATCCGTGGTACCAAGATCTTTGGTAAAAGACCTGTATTATGTCATGTAAAAGGTACTACAGTATTTACTGATATGGGTACTCACTTAGTAGAAGCTTATTATCTTAAAGGACCTTCAAGATATCTTAAAGGTATTGATGTTTATTGTGCTGGTTTTATTCATAAAGAAACTGTAACCCCAGAACATAGATACTTCATTGGTTCTACTATTAAAATCAGAAAGAAAGAGTATTTAGAGGATAATAAAACTAAAAGCACTACTAAATTAGAATATATAAATCCTAGATGGGTAGAAGCTAAAGATATAAGCATTAATAAATTATTAGGACACCAACAAATACAGAATGATTATATCTGTAAAAAGATAGATAAAACTGTTAATCCTATGTCTCCTATTTCTTTAAAGAAATTATACATTTCAGAAAGAAATACTCTAGGACAAATTCAGAATATGTCTTCTAAAGAAATAGAAGAAATATATCCTAAGATGCTTAATAAAGATTGGTGGTGGTTATATGGTTTATACCTAGCTGATGGTCATACATATTCTAATAAAATAGGATTTACTATAGCTAATACCCAAAGAGATACTATAGGGGCTAAAGTAGTACAACTAGCTAATAACTTAGGGTATTCAGTAAATAAAGAAGTTCCTAAGAAGGGTTGTTATCAGATAAGCATAAATGATTCTGCTATTTATAGATTCTTAAAAAATAATCATATAGTAAACNCAGTTAAAAACTTACCTGATTGGGTATTAACTATAGACCCTATATATCAAAAAGAATTATTACTAGGGTATATAGCAGGNGATGGTTATATAGATTCTAACCATGGACAGGTTAGAATTAACTCTATAAATAAAGATATTATTTATAAATTAGGATTAATCTGTGAAAGATTAGAATTACCTTATCATATTAGAAATACTAGAACCAAAGAAAAATTAACTACATTCCCTAATGGTATTACTTCTTTGGCTCATAAACAGTATGAGATTAGATTATCTCAGAATGTACCTAAAGTATTAGGAATACAGATTACTGAAAAGAAATCTAACGAAATATTTATTAAAGATGGATATATTTGGAGAAAGATTAAAGAGATTAAACTATCAGATAAGGAGCAAGAATTTATACCAATACAAACACCTGACCATACTTATAATACTTACTTTGGAATAAGTCATAATTGCGTGCTTGATGANTTAATGTCTGATGAAGCTTCTAAGTCTAAGACTATTATGACGTTGATTAAAGATACAGTATATAAGGGTGTAGAACACGCTTTAGATCCAACAAGAAGAAAAGTAATCTTTAATGGTACTCCTTTTAATAAAGGGGATATTCTAGTAGAAGCTGTAGAATCAGGTGCATGGGATGTTAACGTATATCCTGTATGTGAGAAGTTCCCTTGTACTAAAGAAGAGTTCTCTGGAGCATGGGAAGATAGATTCTCATATGAATATATAGCGAACCAGTATGATCTAGCTAAGAAGACAGGTAGATTAGATTCTTTCTATCAAGAGTTAATGCTACGTATTATCTCTGATGATACTAAACTAGTACATCCTAATGAAATTAGATGGTATAAAAAATCTGTTTTATTACAGTCTAAATCTTTTTATAATTTTTATATCACAACAGACTTTGCTACCTCAGCAAAGCAATCTGCTGATTATTCTGTAATATCTGTGTGGGCAGTTAACAGTAACGGAGATTTTTTCTGGGTCGATGGACAATGTAAACGTACCACTATGGATAACACTATAGATAAGCTATTTGAGCTAGTTTCTAAATATAAACCTCAGTCAGTAGGCATAGAAGTAACAGGTCAACAAGGAGCTTTTATACAGTGGTTACAGAAAGAGATGATGCAAAGAAATATCTTTTTTAGCTTTGCTAGTTCAGGTAATAATAACGCCCCAGGCATTAGACCTGTAGCAGATAAACTCTCCCGATTTAATTTAGTAGTTCCTATGTTTAAGGCTGGAAAGTTCTGGTTCCCCGAAGAAGATAAGGATAACCCTATATTAAAAGAAGGCTTGCAGGAAATTAACTTAGCTACTTCTGATGGCTTAAAAGGTAAAGATGATTTTTTAGATACTATTTCTATGTTGGCTTACATAAAGGTATGGAGACCTTCTGAGTCAGTACCATATATAAACCCTGAGAATGATACAGGATTATATGATGAAGATATGTTACCTATAGATGATAGTACAGAAAGGATGGATTCTTATATAGTATGAAATTATCTAATATTTTAACTTTGGTTCTTTATAGAAACGTTCTTAATACTTGTTATGTTTCTAAAGAAACTAAAGAATTTAGTCCTGACAAGTTACCTGCTGTAATAACTTTTCTTAATGAAAGTTTATTAAAGCTCTATAACAAGTTTACTCTAAAGATAGATTCTTTATGGTTAGACCTGCATGAGAGCAGAACCAAGTATCCCTTAACTAACGATCATATGATGGATCAATGGTTGGAACCTACTTATGATAAATATCTATGGAAAGGATATAGAGAAGAGTTTAATAATGATTTAATTAAAGTTATATCTGTAAATGATAATAAGGGTAATCCTTTACCTTTAAATAATACAGAAGAACTATTCTCTTTATTTACTCCTATGTATAACGTATTGGAAGTACCTTCTAGGTATCCAAGACAGAAGCTTAATATTATTTATCAGGCAGCTCCTACTAAGATTATATATGACCCAAATAAAGATACTGAAGTAGATGTACCAGATACCCTAGTAGCAGCCTTAGTAGCTAATACTAACTATCTAATATTTGCTTCCATTGGTTCCCCTGCTTCTATGCAACAGGCTCAACTATTTAAAGCAGAGTATGACCAGCTTATAGAAGAGATGATTGAGTCAGATACGATTAACCCTCAGTATTCTACAAATACTGAAAAGTTTTATAAAAGAGGATGGTGCTAATGTACTATTCAAATCAATATAATGATCCAACAGGATCAGTAGAAGTAGATAGAGCCTTAGGTAAGTCCTATGATGTAGTTAAAACTGTATATAATCAGCTAGGGTTTATTAAGACCTATGCTGAGTCTTATACAGAATTAGAGAAGTATGATGCTACTCTAAAGTTATTAAATACTGAGTTAGCTTCTTACTCTGCTGAGAATGCTACAGGTGTATTTATAGGACATGACCAGGGTAGAGTAGGTGTAGAACCAGATAAGCTTACCTTTACTGGTGAGAACTTCTTATCTGCTTTAACACGTAGCTGGGATAACCTACATCTAGTAGCAGATAATATTACAGCTGTTAATAACCTAGCTAATCATCTAAATAACGTTAAGGCTTTATCTTATGTTATTAAGGAAATTACTAACCTAAGTGATAATTGTTCTGCTATTAAAAATGTAGATCAGAATATAGATAAACTTAAGGAATTATTGTTATATGTTCCTAATGTTTTAATTCTTTATTCTCACTTAGATGCTCTACTAGATATAGCAGATAAGATTAAAGATGTGGATGAACTACAGGATAACATTCAGATTATCTCTAACGTTAATAACTACCTGCATACTTTATCTTCTCTAAATAGTAATCTGCCTATCTATGATAAGGCTAATCTTAACCTTAAGACTTACTTAGAGATCTTAGAGTTTAGATTCGAGATTACTAACCTCTCTAATAATATTACTATTATTCAGAAGGCTAATGAGCTAGTAGAGAAACAGACTGTTTTAGTAGAGACAGTAGAATCCTTAGCAGAATCTAAGACTGAGTTACTAGAAGTCCATGCTTCTTTAAATTCCATTACAGTAGTTCAGCAGAACCTAGATTTAATCTCTGCTGTGGCAGCTAATGCTGATATCTATAATGAGTTATATGCAAGTCTTACAGATATTCGTAAGATTCTAGCTGATAAAGAAGAACTGTTAAATACAATAGGTAACAGTAATAAGAAGATTGATGAGTCTAATACTAATATCTCTAATATTAACGAGACAATCAATCAGGCTACATCTTACATAGATACCTTCCAGAAGAACTTGCCTTCAGTAGCTATTATTACAGGTAAAGATAATAGAACTAATACCCTATTAGATTCTATTAAAAAACCTGAAGGTGCTGAGACATTTATTAAAGAATGGACAGCTCCTGCTAATGGTTGGTTTGTTATCTACTTCTATGGTGAAGCTCCTTTGGTTCCATATACTTCTACTAACCCAGATACTGGTAGTACAGATATAGATGCTAATTTAGAACCAAAGATACAAGAGACTATTACAGTAAATAATGTACCTTTAACATTAAAGGTAAAGAAACCATGCTCTTCTTGGGACGAGAGTATTCAAATCTATGTAGTTAAAGGTACTGTATTTAATTTTACTGCTAATAACTTAAAGAGTATTTATGGTAAGGTACAGTTTATTAAAGAAGGAACTAACTAATGGCAACACAAGACGATATTGATGTTGTACTCTCTGGTTCTGAAATTGAGCCAAATGGAGTATATGATTTCAGGTTAAGACAGGCTCATACAGAAGACTTCCCTAAGTTTAGAGGTCTTGCTGGTCAGATGACAGTTAACCCTGATGATAAAAATAGATTATCTGTATGGAAGGGTACAGATTTAGGTGTTAAAGAAGATGTACCTTTTATCTCTGATCTACAGGAATCTACCTTAGATGTAAACTTTAAATCTATTAAACAGTCATATGTTAAAGATACTGTAGAGGGACCTGAGTATATTATTGATCCAGATAGAAGTAATAAGTTCTTCTTAAATGTTAACCATGCAAAGGTTAACTTTAAGATTAAAGAAGGATTTATCTCCACCTCTAATGTAGAGGTTACTCTAGTTTTAACTAATATCTTGGATAACATTGAATATACCTTTGATACAAGTATCAAATGGTTAGGTGGAGATATTCAGTTAGACTCTTCTATTGCTTCTTCTAATATTCTATGCCTTTCATATAAAGGAGACTCTTGGGTAGCTTATGCCTTAGATGCCTCTATTAACGATAGACAGAAGTTTAGTATCTTAGATGAGGCTATTACTTCTAATGCTAGGTTACTAGGTTGGTTCTTACCTTCTGGTTCTCCTAATGGAGAGGTATCAGATAAATACGCTACTATTACTTCTAATCCTAATCTTACAGATGAGGACTTAAAGAATGTAGCTAGAGTATCTTCTGCTGTTTATGATGTTATTGACGTATCTAAGTCATTAGAAGATATCCATATAATTGAGGATTATGTAGATGACATTAGAGCAGTAGCTAAAGATATTAAAGCTGTAGTAAATGTAGCTCCTCATATCTATACTCTCTCTTGGATCAATTCACATCTAAGCCTATTTGAGTTTATCAGTGAAAATGAAAACACTTTAACTTCTATATATGACCATATTCCACAGATTACCAATGTAGATGCTCATATTGCTTCTATTGACTCTGTACATGAGAATATGGAGACTATTACAAGTCTTAATGGTATTAAGGACTTTGTAGTTACTGCTGCTAATATTAAAGATGAGATTACTAATGTAGCTAAGAACTCTACCTCAGTGGTTACTGTATCTAATAATATAGAAGCAGTTAAGACAGTAGTAGATAACTTACCTAATATCACTACTACTTCTACCAATATAGAAGCTGTAAATAAAGTAGGTGTAGGTATGGATACTGTCAATGAGGTAGCAGATAAATTACCTCAGATGATCAATATCTTAAATAACCTAGATAATATTAAAGAGTTAGGTGATTATATAAATAAAGGATTATTACTAAGAACTGTAGCTACAGATTCTTTAGCTGATTCCTATGAAGCCAGCGATGTAAGTAAGATTTATATATTACCTAAAGCAATGTTTGATTCTATTGAGGGATAATCATGCCTAAGTTTAAAGTAGTAAATCCGGATGCTCCTGAAGAGATTGATTTTTATCAGGACATTCCTTTGGTTGATCCAGATACAGGAGCAGATCAATTAGACAGTGATGGTAATATCTTAGTTAAGAGATATGTTAACCATACTGTAAGCATTAAAGGTATTACCGAAATTAAAAATGCTCTTCCTGCTATTAAGACTAATACCCAGAATCTTGAAGAACTGTATCAATATTCTCATGCTCAGAATGAAGCTCAGCAGGTAGCTATCAATGAAAATGCCAATGCTATTGTAGAACTAAATACTTCTACCTCAGAGATGGCATTAGACCTAAATACCTTAAAGAATAAGATTAACAGTATTCAGGGTATTGATATTGATGAGCTCAAGGATTATGTCTATACACAGGTACCTCTTATCAAGAATAGTTATCTACCTTTAACAGGAGGAACTATTACAGGTAACTTAACCATTGAAGAAGGTACCATTACAGGGTCATTAACGGGTACAGCTTCTAATGCTACAGCCGATGTTAATAATAAAGCATTAACATCATATGTAGCAGATATCATGGGAGCTAATGCTCAGTTAAGTATTATTAAGGGTGATGGTACCACTACAATCCTTTCTATTAATAATGTGCTTAATGCTACTAAAGCAGATAATGCTACTAAGTTAGATGGATATGCATCAACTGATTATGTACGTACTGAGAATGGCATTACTACTGATGTATCAGGTATTACTCTCAACGGATATGTATTAACTATTGAGGAATAATCATGGCAGTTTATAAAGTAATAAATTTAGATAGCCCAATAGAATCAGACTATTGGGTAGATATCCCAGTTAGAGACCCTGCTACTAATAAAGATGCAGTGGATGAAGAAGGTAGAATCTTAGTAGAAAGACATGTTACTCGTTCAGTAAAGAATGAAGAACTATCTAATATTAACTCTGCAGTAGAGACAGTAAATACTTTAAAAGAAGATTACTCTACTTTTAAAGAAGAGGTATCTACTAAGGTTAATAACCATGACTCTAGTATCTTAACTAATACTAATCACATTACTACCCTAACAGATTCAGTAACTAACCATGACTTACAGATCAATGCTCTATATACTAAAATCAATGCTATTCAAGGTATAGATATTGATGACTTTAAGTATGTTACCGAAACAGATATTAAGAATATCAAAGAGAACTACTTACCTTTAGCTGGTGGTACTGTTACTGGTGATGTAGTATTCACCAGTAGTGTAGGCTCAAATTCACCAATTAAAGCCGATTTACAGGGTACTGCAGACCGAGCAATAGGTGACATCAATGATAAGGCTTTAACCTCGTATATCGCAAATTTAGAGGTATCTGGGGCATCATTAACAGTAACCAATGGTGCAGGTGAAACATCTAACTATACAGTTGATAATATTAACCATGCTACTCATGCTGATTCGGCTACAAGTGCTACATTTGATGCTGATAATAATGATATCCAATCAACCTATATCAATAAGAATGACAACTCAGATGTATCTGGTATACTTAACTTCGCTAATGGTATTAAGGTTCAAGGATATTTACTTACTATAGGATAAAAGAATGGCTACATTAAAAATTCCATATAAAGGAGTTAATTATCCTTTATATCTAACTCCTACTAAAGAGACTACTCCAGCATTAAAAGTAGGTAATTTAGGATATGCCTTCTTGGCTCAAGGTAAAGCTCTAGGTGACCCTATGCTTTATGGTTCTAGTATTCTAAAGGGTGCTCCTTTAAAAATAACTAAAGATGGTACTTTTTATAGATCAATGTATGAGCATGGTAAGCTAGGAGATGCTTCTTGTAAAATATATTACTATGCTTCCTATGATACTATTGAAGGTTCTCAAGTAGTACGTGTATGTACTAGATATAATCAATATGGTCAGTGTATCTCTTGGGGTAACCAAACACAGTATAGATACTATCATAAGTTGTACTCTAATATTAAAATAGCTGATTTTACTATTGCTAATGATGACTGTAGATTAGTAGTATCTTCTATGACCTGTCAGGGAGTAGATGTAAATAATACTGAAGGAAAACACCATGAGATAGATTCAGCATGGGGAGGATGGACTACTACTAGACATTCTAACTATCCTGCTAAACCTACTAAAACTTTAGATGTTATTGCTACAGGAGAGTATTCATTACAGATAAACTGTAATAATACTTGGGTAACTATAAAAAGTGGTACCTGTACTTGTCCTGTTAATGTTAATATTAGTTCTACATCAACACAGGTTCAAACAGTAGCATTAACACTAGGATAATATGAAAGTTTACATACATATTAAAGATAAAACAGACTTAGAGCTTTTTAATATATTTAAGTCTGTTTTTTTATATCTTAACAATACTCATAAGTATTTCTTTGAAGAACCAAAGGGATATGATGCAGTTATTCATCTTGATTTAAACTACTTACCTTTAAGATCTATAGAGCCAGTACTAGAGAATAATCATAATATTACTCTAAATCCTGATTCTGAATATGTATATTCTGAAGGTAATGTATTTCAATCAGGTACTGATAAATACTTCTCTTGGTTCAAATATCCTATTAAAGAGATATTAAATACAGTAGAAATAACTCCTGATATAGCTAAATATATTATGGACCTAAATTATCTTATTGTCTTTGGTTCTTTAGTAGGTAGTTCTACTGAATTTATAAATAAATGTCAGGATAGGTTAAAACTTATAATACCTAACAAGATGCTCTATGCTAAAACTCCATTTACCTATTCAGAGATAGTTACAGCTAAACAATATGGAATTGATCTAGTATATAAGTCTTTAGGAAAACTTACAGAACCAGCAGATAGAAGTCTAATCAATAAGAATATCTGTTTTGCTTGTGTTACTTCTGTAGAATACACAGAACCTACCTATGTATTCTTACATAGTATGTTTAAGTTTAATGATATTAAACTCTTTAAGGTTTATTTCGTTAATGGTTCAACTACAGATGTAGAAAAGTTCCAGAACAGATGTAAGAAGATATCTAATAATATTGAGGTTATTCAGTATTCTTACCATACAGAGTACTCTACTGTATTACATTTTAATAGAGACTATGTAGATAGTAAGATGAGTATACTAGATGAGCTTACTCCTATATATGATCTAACAGTTATGTGTGACTGTGATATGTTATGTCAGGGTAATCTAAAGAATACTCTTATGTATGTAACCTTAACACATAATGATATATATGGAGTTAAAGATATCTTAGCTTTATTCTTTATGAACTCTAGTAAAGCTACCTGTTATATAAATGGTGGGTTTATTATATATAAGAAAGGTACCTATGATTTTCAGAAGAGATATGATGCTTGGAAGAGTTCAGATATTCCTGAATCTAAAGGTATGTATAATGAGCAGGATTTTATTAATTATGTATACTATGCTCGCATACAAGGCATATCTGCAGTAAATAACTTTACTGCTTACCATAAGCAGATAGAACCAAACAAGCCAATTATCTATCATTATCCAGGTCCTACTAAACCTTTCCAGAATATAGAGAATGAAACCTGTAATACAATTACTAAAGTAGTAAAGGGGTTATATATTCCATATATACCCTTAACTATGTACTTTGAGTTATACCGAAACTATGCCTTTAACATTAAAGAAGACTTAGATCCATTATTTATAAAACAATTAAATTATCTTAAAGCTAATCCACAGATTAAAATGTATGATAAGCTAATCTGTCAGAAATGTATTTCAACTATTAAAGAGGGTATTTAATGAATATTTCATATTTAAAAGCTGAATGGTGTTCAGCAGATAAACAGTCTGTATTATTTACTGATTTAGTTATAGAAGGAGAATCCTTTGGTAATTATATAGCAGATACCACATCAGACTTAGGTAAAGAGTTACTTAAGTATTTAAAAGATAAGGATGTATCAGTAGATCTCTCAACAAATCAAGATCCATTACCATCTATTAATATCTCTAAAGAAACAGCTATAAATAATCTTACTTCTTGGTTCAAAGAGTTTATAAATAAACAGGTAAAGACTAAGTATTTTATAGATACTAATGATTGTTTATCTTATTTAAACTCAACAGATAAAGAATTAAATACTCAAGCTAAAGCTTTCTTACAGTGGAAAGAAACATGCTTTAAGATTTATAAACAGTTTATTGCAGACTTTAAGAGTAATGATATTACTATATTAAACTTTACTTCGGATAAACTATTAGAAAAGCTTCCTACATTATCATGGGAAATTGCAGATGATTCAGATTTAGATATTAATTTATCTAATATTAACCTTGAGCCTTTTATGGCTGATGATGATTTCCTATCTAAAAAAGCTAAAGCATTTAATACTTTAAAAGATAACTATTTAAAACTAAAAGCATATAAGAACGGTAATGTTTACTTTACATCCTCAGTCCATAATCTTTATGTTAATGGAGACGCAGCATCTAAGATAGATATTGAGGCTCTATTGGCTCTAAATGAAGGAACCAATGAGATGATTCAATTTAAATCTTACTCTAATATGTGGATTGATCTTACTAGAGAAGAGATGCTTATTATCTATAAAGAATTACTAGAGAACCAGTTAAATATAAATCAGCAGTATTGGTCTAAGACTCAGCAGTTATTAGAAGCTCAGAATGAAACTGAGTTAGCTAGAGTATCTTTAGATATTCCTATGAAATACTTTGGTACTTTAGGAGAAGCTGATTCAGGTCTTTAGTAAAAGTAAGGTTAAATTAATATGGGTAATCGTGTTTTATATTCATCTATTTGTACCGGAGAGCTTTATAGCTATTGGGCTTGCATCTGCTTACGTAGCTTTAAAGACTTAGTTTCAGAACCAGTAACATGGGAAATATGTACTACAGAAGAATGGAAGGATAAGCTAGAAGAAAAGCTCTCAGATTTTAAAGCTGAGGGCTTTACCTTTATATTTACTATTATGTCTTCAGTATCTGATGAGGTAGATATAACTAAATATATTACTCTAGGGTGGACTCCTTATAATTCAGCAGACTATTTTATGTGGAGAGTAAAACATCTAGATGAGCTTAAAGCTTCTCACAAATGGGATACAGTAATAACTGTAGATTTTGATGGTATCTTCTTAAGAAGTCCTATTCCTTTGGTTCAAAAGTTTATAGGTTCAGGATTAACCTATGCAGGAGCTATAGAGTTCCATAAGATTGATAATGAATTTATTAATAAAGGTAGGACTATTTCTCCTATAGGAGCATTTAAGAATAAGACCTATTTTAATCTAGGTATGGGATTCTTAAATCTAAATAAGCTTCCTAATAATATGTGGCAGATGTATAAAGATATGAGTAAAGATAAAGAAGACTGGTTTAATACTCAAGACCAGTTCTTCTTTAGTCAGATAGTAGATGAATCTGAGAAATTAATACTAGATGATGCTCAGTTAGTAGTACATTCTGTATGGGTTCCTGAAGGACGTATTAACAGAAATCCTTGCTTAATACACTTCTCACCTAAACAGTCTGATATGTTTAAACCTTTTACATCAGAACATGTAAATGCATCACATATAGTAAAACTTAAATACTATAAAGACTTTACTCAAATAGCATTTAAGTGTTCAGAGTATATTCCAGAAGAGTATCTAAAAATAATAAAGACAAACCTAACATTTGTTAAGATTGTCTTTAAGATTCAGAAGAAGCTACTAGAGCATTTTATTAGCTTTTATAAGATATAGTCTTTCTTATCAATATTATTAGTAGTATGAGGTATCCATACTATCTTTCCAGTCCCTGGTTGACAGTATTTACAGATATCAGGGATCCATTTATTAGCCTGTAATTCTATCAAATCTTCCTTAGTTTTAATACTTTCAATAGGTAATCCTTCTTCTTTATAGTTAGTACCAAATACAGCATTTCTCATAGGAATACTGAACTGAATACCACAGGCTATAAACTTACCATTCCATATAGATAAACAACCATATGAACAGTTATATTTTAAAGTCTTTAGATCTCCTTGGTTTATAGGAACAGTAGAAGTTATAGGGGCACTCCATACTGTTTTTATTTCTTTACTGTGTTTAGCTACTACAGCTCCATGTTTAATACCTAAACCATCAAATAATGTATTTAGTTTTAAACATAGTTTCATTGTCTTAGGATAAATACTTAATAAAACTGTAATATCTAATTCCTTAATAATATTTAATAGTTCAGTATTGTTAATTAGTTTAATACCATTAGTAATAAGGTTAAGTTTTGCACTAGGAAAAGTATTATGAACAATGTTTAAATAAGTAATTAAATCCTTATTTAATGTGGGTTCTCCACCTAAGAAATTAAACTCAGTCATAAGATCTTTAAATTGACTTAGGTAATTTATATCTTTCTTAAACTGTTCTAAGCCATATACCTGCTTAGGTATCTTATTGGTATTGGCTCCAAACATACAAGCAGAGCAGTTTAAATTACAGTAGTTATTAAGGATAATATCTAACTTAACCTTACCCTGTTTATAAATACTTAATGAGTATGCATCCATTCTATTTCCTTTAATATAGTAGCTTTATCTAATAATGGAACACCAAAGCCTTCATAGCTATAACATATATCACTCTGGTAGTTATCCTTAACATTCCATAGAGCTTTAATCTCTGATGTCTTAATAGGTACAGAAGACAGCATAGCTTTATGAATACCATGATCAATACAATGCTGTATATCCTGCTCTAAATGTCTTACAGGATATAGCTGATAGGTGCCTCCTCTATAGTAATCAAAGTTACCATGTAAGAAGTCATACACCATACCTTTTCTAGCTTTAGAACCAAAGGTCATACCTAAATACATAATATATAAAGAAGTATGTTTAATTCTACATACCTCTTCCATTAGATTATTAAAGTATTGTCTATTCTGACCATAATTAGTAGTAGGGTTAAGGGTATCATTAGAAGAAATAATTACCATTGTCTTAATACTCTTAAAATATTTAATGATATTCCTAACTAATGATAAACACTTATCTAAATCGTTAAGTGGCTCTCTATTAGCTAAGTATTTAACACCAGAAGGTGCTGCTATAACTAATCGATCTGCTTCTATTGGTTCTGAAATGCTATTCCAGTTCTTACTATTTATCTTTAAATGATACTGTTCTTGGTTCAATGAAGAGCCAATGAAACCAGTATATCCAATTAAGACATTTACACTTGTACCCATTCTGTAATCTCCTTCTTAGAGTATTCCCATAAAATAAGTTCGTTGCTATTACGATAATCATCATCTGAACCACAGAACCTACAGTATTCTGGAATTGTATTCATAAACTTAATAATTTCGTTTGAAGATTTTACTTTATCTAATGTTAAGTAGTCTTTACCCTCTACCATAGTTAGATTTAGATTAAAGATTTTATTAAGGGCTAAGTCATTCTGGATTAGGCATTTATATAGTTTATTATTCTGAATAATAGGATACATGGAGCAGCAATGAATAAAGTTAGCTTTTTTATTAAAAGTACCCTTAGGGTTTATTCTACTTAGTAAGAAATGATTCTTACATCTTATAGAATCTACCATTTCTTTATTGATCATCTGATAGTAATCATCTGCATTATTAAAAGAACAGTTATGATCTTTTAATAGTTTAAATACCTTGTCATAAGGAATCTTACTTCTATTATATATAGAAATAGATATATGAACTTTTTTATCAGATACTACCTTCCAAAATTCTTTAGGTTGATTTAATAAACCTAAACCATTCGTAAGCATAGATAATGGAAATATAGAATTATTTATTAACTCTATAATATTAGGATGGGTTAATGGATCTCCTCCCCATAAACATAACTTTAAATTACAAGGAGAAAATCCTAACCTAAGTAAAGTCTTTTGGTCATGGAGGAACTGCTTTAAAGATACGAACCAAGGAGGTACTATAGGACTCTTGGTTCTACAGCCTTTACAGTTTAAATTACACTTAGTAGTGATAGCATAATCAATGTCTTTAATGCCTTCTAAAGAAATTAATTTTAAGAAGTCCAAGCTCTTCATTCTAAGTTCTCTATTTGGTTAATAATATCAAATATATTAGTTAGTTTACCTGAGAATACAGCATAGATATTACCATACTTAGTAATCTTAGCTTCTCTGGTTCCTTTCATAACTGCTTTCTTAGCTATAGATATATCTAGAACTTTTACTTCTAATTCTGGAATATATTTCTGCATTAAATCTATACATTTATCTCCGTAGTTTACATCATTGATATTAACCTTACTGGTTAGTAATTTATAATCTTGTTTAACTATAGAAGACCAGAAGTCACCATCTACTACTGCATGGCAGTCTTTAGGAAGGTTATCTTTAAATTTTAATACAGGTAGTGGATAGGTAAGATGATCTACAGGATAACCTAAATTCTTTAATAATTTAAAGTTATTACCATACGAAGCTAAGATACAGGTATCTACTTTATATATCTTTAAGCCAGCAATAATCATTACTTCTTGGTTCAAGGAAGTAACTGTATCTTGTACCCATTCAATATTAGGGTGATTCTTGCATTTATCCCTTAAATTAAAGAGAAGACCCTCGGTATCAATACTAAACTCATTGGCTTTAAGAATACCCTGTATAGAGTGTTTATTTACATAATCTAGGGATACTTCTTTAACAGATAGATTGTTATCTTTACAGATCTGCTTATAAGCATCAAAAGATACTTCAGAGTCTTTATCTATTAAATAATAAGAATTAAACCCTGTATAAATATAAGGCTTAAATAACTTAAAGAATTTAGTAAAGTTACGAGCACATGATCTTAAATCAGTAAGCGATCTAACATAGAACATTCCACTATGTAGTCTAGCCTGACAATGTAAAGTAGCAGACTGAGTATTATCCTCTGGATCGAACACTATTACTTTATGTCCTTTATCTGCTAATTTAAGGGCTATATACGCTCCATAGAAGCCTGCTCCCACTACACCTATTGTTTTCATCTATAACTCCAATGTAACTCTGTCTAAGTGTTTAATTGACTCATAATATTTAAGATATAGAGCCAAGGAAATATGACAGTTCTGAATAGTATTAGGCATTACAATATCTAGTATATCTGAATTGATATCTGTATTCTTAAGACAGATATGCATACTAGAAACATTATACGTATTCTGTAGGCATACTACTTCAGATAGAGTACCTGGGTAAGTTCCCTTTAGAGGCTCAAACATAAGTTCTAAACCTAAATGAGAACAAACACCAAACATACCTGTATATAACTGTTGAAGGCTTAACTTATATTTACCCTCTGCTACATACTCTCTTACCTTTTGGTTCCCAAACATTAGATATTTAATATCTAGCTCTTTAGCTAGATAACAAGCATTCATAAACTGCTCTACTATATCTATATCTGTTCTAGGGATTAAAGAGCCAAGAGTATAACAAGGATAATGCTTAATTAATTCATGCATGATTGAAGGGTTATTTATGCCTTCTATAAAATCAAATCGCCTATTGAGTAATTCCTCAAGAAGATGTATTTTATCTAATACATCTTTAGCACTATTTGTTTTATTTAATGGGGCTATTGCTATTCCTAATTTCATAAATAGTTCCTTTATTAAAGGTGGTTATATGTTTCCTATATCTACTCCTGCAAAGTTTATAACTTTGCTATACCATGATGTCCCTGTAAGAATACATATTCGTACAGATGATAAATCAATCTGGGTAGTCTTACATGATCTGTGCAAAGTAATACATAGAAAAAACCCTAGTTATTATAAAAGAAAGCTACCTATAAATACATGGAAGATACATAAAATTAAGACTGTACAGGGGTATCAAAAGGTTATCTGGGTAAAAGTACAGGACTTACCCGATATAGAAGACTCACTATATTTAGGCGAGTTTCTACTATGGATACAGACCACAGTAAATCCTGATGTTCTTGGTTCAGATAACCCTACTAAAGTATTTAAGAATCCTGTATTAGTAGAGAAAGAAGACTTAAAAAATCTTCTAGAAATCACTGCTAATCTTTATCAGAAATTAACCCTTCTTTAGTTTCTGCTTATATAGTCCTCATAGTTAACATTAACAATGTAAGCGATGTGCTTACTTACTAATCTATCAGGATATATCAGAAGATAGCCATGCTACAGAAGAAGAAGAAGTTCATACTATAAAGAAATGCTTAGAGATACTGCATAATGTACATGACCTAAGACATTTATCTAAAATGTAATATAATGGGAAGCTAGATTGCTTCCCATTATCTTTGGAGGTCATTATGGAAATCTCATTCGGTAAAGCTATTGAATTTATTAAAGAGCATCCTGAATTTTGTATGAAACTTGCTATGTGGAAAGATAAATATATTAAATGGGATTGGTCTTCGTATAGTGAGGTAAATGCTGTACCTACTCGATTGGTTCTAGTAGAGAAGGATAAGGAACCTGTTGAATGGTTACCTAATACTCCTGCTCTGTTAAATAATAATTGGATAGTTTGTACATATTAAAGAAAAGCCCTCAAATGAGGGCTTATTTGTTATTTACCAGTAGAACCAAACCCACCTTCGCCTCTATCGGAAGGTGGTAGTTCTGTTACAACTTCAGAAGTAGTTTTAGCTAAAGGTAAGACTACTAACTGAGCAATCTTGTCTCCCTTATGTACTTTGTAGAATGGAGCTGACATTACTACTTTAAGCTCTCCTCTATAACCACTATCTACAGTACCATAGGCTACTTTAACACCTTTAGCATTAAGTGATGATCTAGGTCTAATATCACCTACAGTATCGGGAGGTAATACTACTGAAATATCAGTAGTTACCTTCTTAGGTCTATTGCCCCATAGCAGTACAGTTTCAGAAGCATATAGGTCATAGCCTGCATCTGAAGCATGAGCTTTACATGGGATAATACCATTAGGTCCTACTTTAAACTGAATCTTGAGTTTCTTTGGTGCCATTTTTATTTCCTGTTAAATGAATAATCTGTTGATTAGAACTACCATAATAACAATGGTCAATATGTAAGTCTTGTTCATAAAGGCCTGCTACTACAGTGTCTATATATTCCATAATTGGAAGGTCTTTAATTATATCATAGGTTTTACCTGTCCAAAGCCATATAGTCTTATTAGGGTAGAAATGCTTAACTGTACTACAGATAGCAGATACAGTTGGTTCATTCTCTGGTTCTAGAGGTTCTCCTCCTAGAATACTTAAACCTTGGATATAATCTTTATCTAAATATGAGCATAGTTGTTTTAAGGTTTCTTCAGTAAATTCTTTGCCTGCCTTAAAGTTCCATGACTCAGGATTAAAACAACCCTTACATCTTAAGGTACAACCACTAACAAACAGGGATACTCGGATCCCTGGACCATTAGCTGTATCGTACTTATTTAGTCCGATGTAATTCATTACATACTCCTTCTTTGAGCTATTTCAGCCATCTTACCTTCATTCATTCTACTGGTTCCATTGATATTAGAATAACCTAAATATCCACATACTCTACTGATAACTGTAGTATTAGTAGAATGACAATGAGGACATACAAATCCTGCATTAATAGCATCTTTACCACAGTCTTTACAATGTAGCATATCGAAGTTAATTCCCTGATAGAATCCCATATTCATACCTCTGATAATAATAGCTTTAACAGCTTCTATATTCTCAGGGTTATCAATACGTACATACTGAATATGACCTCCTGCTACCTTATGGAAAGCTTCAAATTCAGTATCTTGTTTTTCTATAGGGGTAATATCTTCTGATACATGACAGTGGAAACCATTAGAGAAGAACTCACCAAAGCGATCATCTCCAGTGTAGTCTTTATACTGCTGAGCCTGTTTAGAACTTAAGCTTTCTGCAGGTGTAGCATATAAAGCATATAGATGGCCATCTTCCTCCTTAAACTTATTAACCTTAGCACTAATAAAATCTATTACCTTATTAGCAAACTGAGCTTTATCTTCATATAAAGATTTACCTGTCCATAGTACAGTAGCTTCATGTAAAGCAGTAATACCGAAAGAAGCAGTCATATACTGTATTAAATCACCAACACATTCATTTCTCTTCTTGGTTCCTTTATAGAATCCACCTTGCATAAAAGCTAGAGGATTATTAGATGCCTTCTGTTTACTAATAAATTTATATCTCTTCTGTAAGAACTTTCTGATTACCCCTAACCTATCAGCTAATAGGTTCCAGAACTGAGTTCTCCATGAAGAAGCAAACTCCTTTTGAGCCACAGCAATAATTAAAGGAATGTTTAGAGATACAGCACCTATGTTACATCTACCTGTAGTAATAGGTAATCCTGTCTCTGGATCTTCCCAATGTGATAGGTAAGCCCTACAGCCCATAGGACTAATGATAGTACCATAGTTAATATATTCTTGAGCTGCCTTATTTTTATATAAGGAACCAGTAAGAGATAGATAATCTGGATACATACATTTAGCTGAGCATTTAACTGATTCATTAAATAATTCATCTGAGTAATTATCTTCAGCTATCTGTTTCTCATCATAGAGATATACTAACTTAGGGAATAATACAGGTATTCCATTAAAGCCTGTTTGTCTTACTTTAAGTAAAGCTTTACCTATTTCAGATAACCAATATCTATCAGTCTCTGATGAATCTACTTTCCATTGACCAAAGGTTAAAGTAGTAAAAGCAAAGTCACCTCTAGAACATGGTACAGCATTAAGCTTACCTTCTAATGCTTGGAATCCTTGTAATAGTTCCTTCTTGGCATCTTCAGTAGCTAACTGATGAGCCAAGTGGGGTTCAACGCCTTTATCTTTATAGTATTCAGTATTATTGTTTAATGTTTTATATACATAAGGCAGTAATACTTTATCTACCTCAGGTATAGTAAAACCACCAAACTGTTGAGCTGTAGCTACTAAGGTAATATCACCTATAACCTGTAAAGCAGAGAGTACAGAGTTAGGTTCTGTATAAGCTAATTCAGACATGACAAAACCACCTTTCAGTAGGTTAGCCATATCAAATAGACAACAGTTAATACTACCAAAGATCATATCTCTAAGGTCATGAATATAGATATCCCCTCTCTTTATAAGGAACTTTTCATTTTTTGATAAGTAGTTTTGTTGGTATAATTCCTTCGTGTAAGCACCTTTAATAAGGGAGCCTTTAGTAGAGATTAATGAACTATCAAAGTTAGCATTTTCACGGTCACCTAAGTTCAGAATCTTATCGATTTCCTGAGCTAATTTTTCTTGTTGAATATGCTGGCTAACCTTAAAATCTCTATAGGATTGATAGGCATCGGCTACTTGGTTGTATCCGAACTTTTTAAGTTGGTTAATTATAATAGGGTGAAGTTTTGCCGTAGTAATATCGGGTAGGTTACTTGCTTCTTTTTTACAAGACTCTGCTATCTGATTACATACAGTCTTTTGCATAGGAAAATTAACACGATCAGCAGCTAATAATATAGCTTCTATAATCTGGCTATTATCCCACTCTTCAATACCATCTTTCTTAGATATTTGCATAAATCCTCCAAAATAATAATTAGGTATAAATATGGAAATTTTTATCTTTTGCTCATGTGCAGGTTGCCTTATAAGATATGTGAACTTATATAAAGAAACTAATAAAGCTAACTTTATATACCTTATACTTGATTTATTCGTAGCAGCATTCTTAGGTTTTTTACTGTTTAAGGTGTATGCTGATTATAATATGACAGAAAACCAAGGACTCATTCTTTCTACTATCTGTGGAAATATCGGGTCTAGAAGTTTATATCTTTTAAAGAAATATTTGAATAACATTTTTAAAATTTAAAGGAGATAACCATGACAGCTCGTGGAATTAGAAACCGTAATCCTGGTAATATCCGCCATGGTGACCAGTGGCAGGGTCTAGCTAAAGATCAGACAGATCCTGCTTTCTGTGTATTTATCAGTAATGAGTATGGTTGTAGGGCTTTACTAAAGACTCTTAGTACTTATGTAAAGAAATACAACCTTACTACAATTAATGATATTATCAATAGGTGGGCTCCTCCTACAGAGAACAATACTTCAGCTTATATCATGTATGTAGCTAATGCTTTAGGTAAAGGTACTACTGAAAAGCTTACCTTTAATAAAAGTACTATGATAGCTTTAGGTAAAGCTATTGCTAGTTATGAGAATGGTCCAGAAGCTAAAGTATTAACTAAAGATACATGGGAAAAGGCTTATGCTCTTTTATAAAGTATTACTCTATGGAACCATAGGAGTATGTATTTGCTGTCTTGGTTCCTATTGTTATGGTTATCATGCGGGTAAAGCTAAAGTAACAGCTGAATATACCCAAGAGAAAGTCCAGTATTTAAACCAGATTTCATCATTACAGCTTCAGTATAGAGCTAAGGAAACACAGTATAATGAAGACCTTAATAAAGTTAAAGCAGAGTATGCTCAAGCAAGAGAAGATTATATACATACTATTTCTAAGCTTGAGTCTTCTTACTCTAGCAGGTTGCAGCAGTCAGAACAAAGAGCAATGCTTTATCAACGTAAAGCCACAGATAGCAAAGGATGCTCAGCTCTTGCAGATCTCTCAGGCAGACTCGACAGATCTCTTACAGAAGGCGTCTCTTTGGTTAGAGAACTCAGAGACACTATTAAACTCAGAGACTCCCAAATAAAGGTATTAAGAGAGAACTATAATTCTTTAATAAAGGTAATAAATAATGATTGAATTTGAAGCTATGCAAGCTAAACCTATTACTAATTGGCAGAATGAGCCAACAGTAGAAATATTAAAAAGAGACTTAGAACTAGCTAAACAGTCTCATGATGAGCAGACTCATAAGATAATTAAATGGAATAACCTATTAACTATCTCTGGTTCTGCAAAGCCTAAAAAAGTTAAGGGCAGATCATCAGTACAACCTAAGCTAGTAAGAAGACAAGCTGAATGGAGATACCCTGCTTTATCAGAACCATTCTTAAATAGTGATAAAATCTTCACAGTATCCCCTAGAACATTTGAAGATTTAGATGCTGCTAAACAGAATGAATTACTTTTAAATTATCAATTTGATACTAAAATTAATAAGGTAAGCTTTATTGATAATTATGTACGTACAGTAGTAGACGAAGGCACCTGTATTATACAGGTAGGCTGGGATAGACAAACTGTTACTGTACCTGAAGAAGTTCCTGTATACGACTACTACCCAATAGATAACCCTCAAGACTTAGAAATCCTACGGAAAGCTCAAGAACTAAGACAAACTAATCCTAGAGAATATGATGAAAAGATAGACGACCAAATAAAGGCATCTATTGAGTACGCTAGCAAATTCGGTGAGCCAGTGATGGCTCAACTGTCTGGTACTCAGATTATTGAATCTGAGAAAGTAATTGAAAATAAACCTATTGTTAAAATTCTGGATACTAAAAATGTTTATATCGATCCTACTTGTAATGGTAACTTTGATGATGCTTTATTTGTTATCTTAAGCTTTGAGACTAATCAGGCTGAGTGCAAAAAAGCAGGTATATACACCAACTTAGATAAGGTCAACTGGTCAGGTAATGACCCTTCCTATGATGGTGAGCATAGCTCATTGTCTGATGAAAACTTTAAAGATGACTTACTCAGACGTAAGGTAGTAGCTTATGAATACTGGGGTTATTATGATATCCATAGGGATGGTAACCTAGTACCTATAGTAGCTACTTGGATTGGTAATGTAATGATTAGAATGGAAGAGAATCCTTTCCCTGATGGTAAACTTCCTTTTGTCTTGGTTCAATATTTACCTATTAAGAGGTCTTTATATGGTGAGCCAGATAGCGAATTATTAGAAGAAAACCAACAGATTATGGGTGCTATTACTAGAGGATTAGTAGATAGCTTAGCAAGGTCAGCTAATGCTCAACAAGGCTTTGCTAAAGGTATGCTAGACCCATTGAATAAGCGTAGGTTTGAAAATGGTGAAGATTATGAATTTAACCCTAATCTTCCTCCTAATTTAGGCTATATAGAGCATTCCTTTAATGAATTACCTCAGAGTGTTATTGGTTATCTACAGATGCTTAACTCTGATGCAGAAGCCTTAACAGGTGTTAAGTCTTTCTCTGGAGGATTATCTGGTAATGCCTATGGTAATGTAGCTGCTGGTATACAAGGTATGATAGATGCAGCTACTAAGAGAGAAACAGCTATCTTAAGAAGATTAGCTTATGGTATCTGTGAAGTAGGTAATAAGATTATCGCTATGAATGCTGTATTCCTCTCAGATAAAGAAGTTATTAGAGTAACTAATAAAGAGTTCATAGAGATAAAGAGAGAAGATATTAAAGGTAACTTTGATCTAAAAGTAGATATCAATACTGTAGAAATGGATCAGAATAAAGCTCAGGATTTAGGCTTTATGTTACAGACTATAGGTCCTAATATTGATCCTGCTATTACCTTTAAGATCTTAGCAGAGATAGCATCTCTTAAGCGTATGCCTGCTCTAGCAGAAGAGTTAAGAAACTATAGACCTCAGCCTGATCCAATAGAGGAACAGAAGAGACAGTTAGAGGTTCAAGAAGACGCTGCTAAGATAGACTTTATTAACGCTAGAACAGAGAAGCTACAAGCTGAATCTGCTAAGGTTAGAGTTGAAGCTTCTCAGCTTGCTGATGGTACTGCTCATCAGCATGATATGGAGAAGCAAAGAGCTCAGGCTAATGCTAACCAAGATCTTGAGGTTACCAAGTCTATTCTTAAGAGTCGTAAGAAAGATGAGATTGCTGGAGATATTGATGCTGCTATTGGTTATAATGTATTGTCTACTAAGAAGCAGAAGATGTTAGACCAGCAAGGTACAAGACAAGGTAAAGGTAACTTCGGTGAGGCAGACCCATTGAGGAACTTATATGATTAGTGAAGATATGGAGAAATATAAAGAATATCTAAAAGAAGAAATTGATAAAGGTAAACGATTAAAATCACTTTTAGATAATAAAGACTTTAAAGAATTTATTCTAGATGGTTATACTAAGGATTATGTTCTTTATAACCTAAAGAATAGTACAGATACTAAAATCCCTTTAGATGTAAGAGAAGATTATCTACTTAAAGCTAAGGGGGCTAGTATATTTACCCATTACTTAGATGGGTTACTTGTTAAGGCTGAACAAGCCAAGTCACAACTTAATGAAATAGATGAGGAAACAAATGACTGATATTTATACAGCTTCAGATGAAGAAATTGCTAAGATGTCTGAAATACCAGAACAGGAAGATTCTACTTCTTCTGGTTCAGAATTTGAGGATACTCAGACTGAAGTTACAAAATCTGTAGCTTCTGATGAGAATACTCCAGAGTCTACAGATTCTGCAGATAATTCAGAAAATGTTGACAATCAAAAAGAATCTGATATAAAAGAAAATAATCAGGAACCAAGTAATGAAGAAATTGATTACAAAGGTTTCTATGATACGGTTATGGCTCCAATTAAGGCTAATGGTCATACCATTCAGCTAAAATCTCAAGATGAAGTCATTAAACTAATTCAGCAGGGTGCTAATTATACTAAGAAGATGCAAGAACTAGCACCTTACCGTAAGGCAGCCCTTATGCTGAAAGATAATGACCTTCTTGATGAGAATAAGCTATCATTCTTAATTGATTTACAAAAGGGTGATAGTGCTGCTGTATCTAAGTTCCTTAAAGATAATAACATCGACCCTTTAGATATTGATACTGATAAGGCTAGTGAATATAAACCAGGTACTCATTTAGTATCAGATGGTTATATTAAATTTAAAGATGTCTATGAGAATCTATGTTCTACTGAACAAGGCAGTGCTACTGCTAAGATGTTTGATTCTTATGATGAACAAAGTCAGCATAAATTAATTGAGCGTCCTGAGTTAATGCAAATGTTGCATGAACAAGTACAAGCAGGTTTTTACCAGACTGTATGCGATGAGATTACTCGCCAGAAAATGTTAGGTACTATTCCAGCTAACATGAGTTTCTTAGATGCATACGAACGGGTAGGTACCCCAATGTTACAATCTCAGCTGGCAGAACATCAGAATAAACCTATCACTTCTCAGCCTAGAGTTGCTCCTACAGGATATGCTAATTCTCGACAAGCTAAATCAGCTAATCCTACTAAGATAAGCAATTCTAAAGTAACAAGTACTACTCCTAATTACTTATCCATGAGTGATGAAGAGTTCGAAAAACAATTTGGTAATGTTAGATATTAAGGACTTTAATTATGGCAATTGAAACATTTACAGGTTTAAATTATAACGCACCTGATGGGAAGCCAGCTTCTATCGATAAGGGTACTAATACCAAGCAGATGAATACCTCCTTTTGGATTAAGAAGGCTTTAACTGATGCTCGTAGAACTCAAGTATTCATGCAGTTAGCTTCTACTATTGATATGCCTAAGCATATGGGTAAAGCAGTAAAGGTATATCAGTATATTCCTTTACTAGATGATCGAAACGTTAACGATCAGGGTATTGATGCTAAGGGTGTTAAGATTGAGAATGGTAACCTCTATGGTTCATCTAAGGACATAGGTACTATCGTATCTAAGCTCCCAGTATTAGGTGAGAATGGTGGTAGAGTTAACCGTGTAGGCTTTACTCGTTTGGCTCGTGAAGGTTCAATCAATAAGTTTGGTTGGTTCTATGAGTTCTCAAAGGAGTCATTAGACTTTGATTCTGATGCTCAGTTACAATCTCACTTATCTCGTGAGTTAATGAATGGTGCTTCAGAGTTAACTGAAGATATGCTTCAGAAGGACTTATTAAACGCTGCTGGTACAGTTATCTATCCAGGTAAGGTAGCTGTATCTGATGACCAGGTTACTGGTGAAGGCGATGCTGTTACTGAGGTAGATTACAGAACCTTAATGCAGTTAGACCAGATCTTAACAGATAACCGTTGTCCTCGTGATACTAAGATTATTACTGGTACTCAGTTAATTGATACTAAGACTATTCCAGCCGCTCGTATAGCTTATGTTGGTTCAGAATTAGTAGCTACTCTAAAGACCATGAAGGATTTATTCGGTAATCCTGCATTTGTTCCTGTAGAGAAGTATGCAGGCGGTACTACTGTACTTAATGGTGAAATTGGTTCTATTGACCACTTCAGATTTGTAGAAGTACCAGAAATGCAGCATTGGGCAGGTGTAGGTGCTTTAGAGACTGAGGCTAATAAGGGCTACCGTGCTACTGATGGTAAGTATGATATTTATCCTATCTTAGTTGTTGGTTCTGATTCATTCTCTACTATTGGTTTCCAGACTGATGGTAAGTCAGTTAAGTTCCAGATTACTACTAAGATGCCTGGTTCTGAAACAGCTGATAGAAACGATCCATATGGTGAGACAGGCTTCGCATCAATGAAGTTCTGGTATGGTACTCTTATTAAGAGACCTGAGCGTATCGCTCTTATCAAGACTGTAGCTAAAGACTAATTTATTGTGCTAAGATTAACCCGTGTAAATGTACACGGGTTTTTTATTAAAGAGGATTTATAAATGGCAACTGAACTTGAAGAATTAAAGCTTAAGGCTAAAGAATTAGGTATTTCATTCTCTCCTAATATTGGAGCAGAAGCTCTACGTAAGAAGATTGAAGCTGTAGAGATTAAGCCTATTGAAGTTGATCCAGTATCAGATAAACAGAAACAGCAAGCTAGATTAAGAACAGATGTACGTAAGGAAGCCCTTAGACTAATTAGATGCCGTATTTCTAATAACGATCCAGCAAAGAGAGATTTACAGGGTGACTACTATACAGTAGCTAATCAGTTAATTGGTAAGGTTACTAAGTATGTACCTTTTAGAGGTAAGGCTGCTGAGTCATATCATATTCCTTACTGTATTTATAGAATGTTAATTAATAAGAAATATATCAGTATTGATGCAGCTAAGGGTAATAATCTTAATCAGGCTACTCGAGCCAGAGAGCTACCAGAATTTAATATTGAGATTCTGAAGCCATTAACAGCAGAAGAATTACAAGAGCTAGCTAAAGAGCAGGCAGCTGGTAATAGAATTGATTAATAACAAGCCCTCACTTAGAGGGCTTTTTTAAATGAGGATACTATGGAAAAACCTACTTTTAATGATTGGTTCGATGATACTAATATTCCACAGCAAGCAGGTGATGTTACATCGGAGAAGTTATTTTATAACTTAACTAAAGAGTTAAATCTTATTATTGATGACAATATTGATTGGTCTAAATATGAGATTCCTAAAGAGTTATTAGATAAGTTAGTTAACTATACTGTATCTGTATCTGTACCAGAAGTAACTACTAAAGACCCAGATGGTACTGGTGCTTTTGATGTATTTATGTCTGCTATTGGTAAACACTTAGAGAAAGAGTTCTCTGAAGGTCGTATTGTAGGTGCAGACTATGCTACTACATATATCGCAGCAGTACAGATGGCTTTACAGCAAGCAGTAGAATTTGTATTAAAGAAAGATCAGACATACCTTACTGGTATCAATGCTCAGATGCAAGCTATTGCTTCTACAGTAGCAGTATTAAATGCTAAGGTAGCATTAGCTAAATTAAAGGCTGAAACCAGTACTCTAGCAGCTCAGTATGCTAATACTAAGTTACAGTTATCTGTTATTCAGGAACAACTAGAATCTGCTCGTAGTACTACATTAAATACTCGTACTGATGGTACTTCTGTAGTAGGTACATCAGGTAAGCAGAAGGATGTTATGAGTCAGCAAATTATTGCCTTTAAGCAGAAGGCTAATATAGATGCAGCTAATATCGCTGCTAATGCTTGGACTGTAACTAAGGGTGTGGATGAAGCTACTCAGACTCCTGAGTCTATGAACCTGAATGCTCTAAATAAGATTGTAGATCAGGTATATGCTAATACTAACCTTCCTACTGTTCTTGGTTCTACTAATAATCTTAATGGTTCTACCCCTAGTTAGGAGGTATAAGTAATGGCTCATTATGACTTCTATAATTTTGGTACTTCTGTTTGTTCAGTAGCAGATGCAGTTCAAAAACAATTTAAATGGTTTCCTGATTTAATAACTAATTATATGGTTGGTTACAATACTAAAGAATGGAATCAGTATTTTCAGGATAGTTTATTAGATAACTCTGCTACTAAATTAAAAGCTGCAATTAGATGGACTTATAGGTCTCAACTTGGGTCATTACTTGGTTTTAGATATAATTTAAATAGCTTATACGAAGGTTCTAAATTATCTGTAGAAACTCCTTTATTGGAGTATCTCCATTCTATTCACCCTGAAGCTGAAAGCTTATCTATTCAAAATTGGGATATTACTGTATTTGATTTAGCTTGGTCAGTTAAGTGTTATTTATATAAAAATTACAATAGCCTATTTAGCTCCTATTCTTACTCTGTAACCTTTGATATGAATACAGGAATAGGTAAGGTCATCTTTAATAACTCTGATGCCACAGAGGTCAAAATAGAAGCAAATAAGAGTATTTTAACTAAGCAGAGCTATACTCGTTATGTGCGTAATCAAGATTCTTGGTGGAAGCACTTTACTCATCGCGAAGATGCTTTTAAAAAAGAAATTATATATTACGACACTCTTTATTCTATGCAGACTGATGTATTTAAAATGGATTATGTGAGAAGCACCCAATACGCTAATTATGAAGCAGCAAGCAGTACAGTAATATATGTTACCTATTCTTATACAGTTAAAACTGATACAGGTATTGTAATTAAATATGGTGCTTTGGTTCATCCTGTTAATCAAGATACTCCTGAGAAATTAAAAGAAGTAATTATTAATGATGCTAGAATTAATGCATCTTCTACTGTGATTCCTGCTCCATGTCTCCCTCTTAAAAACTATGGTAATTTTATAAGCAGTAATTCTCAGGTAGCTAAATTAAGCTCTAAATATTTATATAAAGCTTTTAATGGTAAAACAATCTATTCAGATTTATTAAAGGCAGTAAAAAATGGTAGTAGTTATGATGTTAAACATCAATATGTTTTAACTGGAGTATCTCTATCCCATCCTAGTCCTGCTGCTAAAAGATATTGGTTTACCTTTGCTAATTTTATTTATGAGAAATGGAGAGACGCTAGAGGATATTCAGATGGAGATATCTATGATTATTGGGCAGGCTATTCTAATTATCTATACAGATTATACGGATATTTAACTTGGTATGACTCCTCTAATATAGTACAGAGAGGCATGGCTTGGACAGGTATTTGGAAACATCAAGTAGAAGGAATAGCATTCTCAGGAGCCAAAGTAGGAGACTATTATATAGCTCCTAGTACTTACAAAGGTACGCCTTGTCCTACATCTACTACAATAACTGAAAAAACTACTAAATCTTATAGGGCTGCCATATATAGTAGATGCTCTGGAGTAAGTTTTAGATATCAAAATACTAATAAGACTTATATAGAAATAATCATGTTTGGTTTAATTTATATAAATCCAGTAGGTTATTCTGGTTCTGGTATTGATCCAAGAGGAATACTAAGTAATTACTCAGTAAGTTGTCAGCGTATTGGTGCAAGATGGGATGCAGTAAATACAGGAGATATTGTTTACTATGATGAAGAAATCCAAGAAGTAAAACATAAACATCGAGAAATAGTAAAAGTCCCAGTATATGGTGCTTTATATGATCCAATACAAGGAGAAACTTCTAAGTTAGTAGGTCTATTAAAGCAGTGTGCTGGTTCAGTATATGTAGGTATTCAAAATATTTATCATAATTTAGTATGTAACGTTCAATTAGGTAATAAATTTGAAATAAAAATGCAGTCTGCTGATGATGAATCAGGTTTTATTATTCCATTTGATTTAGTTAATATGCGTCGAATGGGTATATTTAAATTAAATGATTTAATGAGGTCTGGTTTATATGTAGTATCTGAATATTTTAAATGGGATAGAGTACATTTTAAAAGATGGAAAAAATTTGTTGGATATATTCTTGCAGCCATTATTATTATTATTGCTATTGTTGTATCTATATTCTGCCCTCCTGCAGGTGCAGGTATAGGTTCGGCAGGTTGTGCACTTATTGGTGGTGTAGTTGGTAGTGTTGTAGCAGCTGTTGTAGTAGCAATATGTAAATTAGTAATTGCTCTAGCCGTTGCTATTGTAATAAAAGTTACTGCTAAAGCTATATTTGGAGATTCATTTATTGGTCAGGTATTCCAAGTAGTAGCTACTGTAGTAGCTATGTATTATTGCGGTTGCATAGATGGTAATGCTTTATCTATTACTGGTTCTACTGTAGCAACAGCATCAAATGTTTACATTGATAGTGAAAATGAAAAATTAAATAAACTAAAAGCAGAACAATTACAAATAGAATATAAGGGTATACAAGCTAAGACTAAGTACACTAGTCAGATGGACTTAATATCTAAGAAGATGTTGGCTATGTCTAAACCTAATTCTAATTTTAATGTTAATGTTTTTATAAATGGTTTATTATTAAATAGTAGTAAACCTTGTACAGATGGCATTGTTCCTATATCTACATGGAACGACACGCTTACGAATTGGTCATCTTTATTTTACGATGCTTACATCAACGATCCGTTGGATATGGGTCAGTATCTACAACTACAATTATCTTAAGGATTTAATTCTATGCTAACCCTAAAGAATAAGTTTAAAGGAGATTAATTATGTTTGACTGGTGGGAACAATTAAAACAGTATTTAGCAGGAGATTCTTCTAGTCCAGCTACTACTAATCCATATGCTGGTGCTACTAATACATTACAAGCTGGTGCTATTCCAGGAGCACCTCAGTATGCTAACCCTGGCTATGGTAAGGCTTTAGCTGAACAGTCTTTTAACCTAAATAAAACCTTAAATAATAATAATAATAATAATACTAACTATACTGGTTTTTTAAATAATGCAGCTACTATCGTAGGTATGGGCTCTTCCTTATTTAACGTATGGAATGCTCTACAGCAGAAAAAAATGATGCAGCAAGCATTAGATCAGGCTAAAAGACAGTATATGTTTAATGTTAATGCTTATAATCAGAGTGGTGCTCTAAGTACTAAGATGTATAACCAAGCATTAACTGATAATTACTTAGGTAGATATTCATATGCTGGTAAGTCTGAATCAGATGCTAGAAGCCAAGCAGATAAAGATAAACTTTCATGGTCTAATGTAGCGGGGTAGTATATGGCAAATTTACCTACATCTTTAAACATACACCAGCCTAATATATCAGATGGTAGTGATCTATTAAGAATGGCTGCTATGCTATCTAAAGAAGCATCAGAAACTGCTAATAAGGGTTTTACTGATTTTAAATCTACCATGCGAACCTCTGCTAATAATAATTTAGCAGCTGCCTTTGCTAATGGTATAGCTAGTGGTTTATCTCCTGATGAAGCCTTTAAACAGGCTTCTGGTACTATTAACTCTTGGACATCAGCCAATGCTATCAATGCTGCACTACAAGCCAGAAATGCAGAAAAGGAAGCTATCCTACGAGAGAACATGGATAGAAGAGCAGAAGCTTCTGAAAATAGACAGCAGCTAGATTGGGAAGGAGCCAATAAAGCTGCTGAAGCTAATAATCTCTTTAACTTGGCTCATGCTACAAATAATATGAATCTATTTAAGCAGGCTGAAGCTTTAACTCAGGGTTATGATGATATTACTAAGAAGCATGTTAAACCTACTGAGATGGCTACTCTACAAGATAGCCTTGCTACTAATGCTTTACAGAGAGCAAGATTACAAGCTGAGCTAGATAATACTAAACGAGATAGATTAGCTAAAGAAGCTCAATCTTGGTATATACAATATAGAGCTAAAAACCCAAATGTTTCTACCTATGAAGCTTTATCAAAAACAGCTAACACATTTGGAATAGACCCAGAAGCATTACAAAGAATAGGTTTATTCTATGGTTTATCTATGGGTACCGATACTACTAAAGAGCTAACAGAAACAAATACAGGTTTAGCTAAATTTACAGATGAAGATGTTCAGAAACTTAAAGCATGGAATGACGAGGTAAATAAACTAGATGTGGATCAAAATGAAGCCAATGCTCTGCTTTATACCGAAGATGAAAAGTTATCTGACCAAGAAAAACAAGATAAAGAAGCATTATTAAATATCTTAACAAAATCCCTTGTAAAAGACTCTACAAATACAAGGCTAGAAAGATTTGGTATCTTAGGTGATTTAAAACCAAGACGAGAATTACTTGATTCTAAGAAAGCTAGACAATTTATATTAGATTATTTAAAGACTAATACTAATGCAGACAGAGAGAAGCTATTAGATACTTTAATTAAAAATAATTATTCTGATATAGCTCAAAAGGAAGCTAAAGATCAAATATTAAATTATTTAAAGAAAAACTTTAAAGATCTAAACGCCTCTAATTTATCTTTATCAGATATGACTTTTTCTGATTTTAATAAAGTATTAAATAACCAAGATCTAGGAGGCACAACCAGAGAAGAACAAAAAAATATATATAAATTAGCTAAAGAAAGTTTTGCGTTAAAGCAGGAATCAGCTAAAAATAATGAGCTTAGATTAGAGGCTATAAAATACTATAATAAAGGCGATTATGTTAAAGGCGATCAATATATGAATGCCTATAATAAAAAGAACATAGAGTTACAAGAACGAGCTAAACAATATCAGACTAAGTTTGCTGTAGCAAATTCAGCTACTAGCTTAGTTGCTGCCTATACTAATTATCAGTCTTTAATTGAAGGTAAGGAAGGCTTTGATATACCTACCTTAACTCAAAAGTTTGGTGCTGATAAAGCTAAATCAATGGAAGAGGTTTATCATAAGACTATTAAAGAACTTAATGATACCCCTTCACTTCAGATTCCAGATAAGGCTATTCGTTTGGCTATTATTCAAAATCCAAATGAAACTGATGAAGATGATATTATTGAAAAAGCTAAAATAATAAAAGGAACAATGGTAGGTATAGCTAATTCCTCTGGTACAGCGTCATCTTTATTTGATTTCTGGTTAAATTACAAAGATCCATTTAATCTTCCAACTAAACTTAAGTAAGTTTAAGATGTATTTATTTTTTATTAAAGTAGTATTAGAATTAATACTACTTTTTTTTTATTTTAGGATTAAATATGGCTACATTATCAGATATCTATAATAAGGTTAGATTAGGTGAAGATTTAGCAGAGAAAGGAATGGCTACTACTGCTGAGTATATTGATCAGCATCCTGAATTAGCCTCTCCATACTATACTAATGGTATTGCTCCTGCAATGGAGGCAAATACCTCATCTAACTATAACCCTCTTGAATCAGCAGGTACTGCTGTCTCTAGTTTTGTTAGAGGCGTAGGTGGTATCCCTGGTGTAGATAAAATAGCTGAGCCTATTGCTAATGGAATAGATCAGCTACACTCAGAAGGATACAATGCATCTCGTCTTGCTAGACAGGCTAGAAATGATTCCTTTGATGAAAGGAACCAAACTAAATACCTATCTGACCTATCTGAAGGTAAATCAGAAGGAATGGCTTCTTTAGCTAAGCTAGGTAGAGAAGCTGTTAATTACTTCTCTAATAGCAATGCTACAGATATGGTAGATGATACTGCTCAAGCTGCTGGTTTCATTGTTGGTTCCTATGTACTAGGTGGATTCATTGGTAAAATAGCTAAAGTTGCTTATTCTGGACTAGCCACAGCTAGATTAGCCACTACAGCTGAAGCTAAAATGGCTCAGTATACCTCTGCTATGAAGGCAGCTGAGACTGCTAAGGCAGGTATTGCTGAGAAGTTAGCCTCTCCAGGTATATCTACTTCTGAAAGAGAAGCTTTAGTACAGCAGTCTAATAAATTAGATACTCTTATTCAGACAGCATCTCAGGAAAGAAAAGAATTACTTTCTAATGCTAAAATAGCTAAAGATAGGTTATCCAGTGAAGAAGGTGGTCGACTTAGCTATGATATCTTCACTGATGCTGATCTTCCGATGTATGACGTTTCGGGTACTATACCTATTCTGGATGCTAGAGTAGCTACTGCTAAGGAAGCAGCAGAGAAAGCAGCTGCAAACCTTAAAGCTAATGGGAAGTTATTAAAACAAGCCAAGAAAGAAAAGAAGCTTAAGGATAGCTCTATCAAAGAAATTGATGATTATATCAAAGAAAAAGATAAGTATCTTAATGCCTATGCCGAAGAAGAAGCTAAATATCTTAATGCTAAACAGCGTATAGATAAGATGCCTAGCTTAATGGAAAGGGCAAATCGGAGGCTAGATACTAAGGCTACTAAGTTCGGTCAGAAGGTCGGAGGTGATTTAACTAACTTTGGCTTTGGTGCTTCTACTGCTTTAAATAATGAAGATTTAGATAATGTTTCATTAGAAGACTTTAAGAAGTACGGTACAACAGACCAGCTTGATAAGTTTAATTCTATAAAGAAAGAATTAGTAGCTAAAGGCTTAACAGTACAACAAGCTGAAGAACAGGCATTAGATAGCTTAAAGACTTCTCTTAAGACTTCATCTGCTATTAAGACAGGTCTATGGGAAACTGCAATGGGTAGATTCACAGGTAGAGCTTCTAAGCAAGGTCAAGGTCTTAAAGGTCTATTATCTACTAAGGCTAAAGACTATGCAGGCGAGACTATTGAAGAATTGGCTCAGACAGCAGGTGAAGATATCTTTAGTAACTCTGCTACCCATGAGCTAGATACTCGTAAAGATATTACTGAAGGTTTAGGTAGAGACTTAGCTCAGACTGCGTTTACTATTCCTACTGGTATGGCTACAGTTAATGCTGGTAACATTACTAAGAAGGCAGGTACAGGTCTAATTAAA